GAAGAGGGTAAATTCAATCTTGGGCATTCTGCCGTTGGCCTGCTTCTCGGAGCCTTCAAATAGGTTGTATTCAATCTCCGTGAATTTCAGTTCCAGCTTTGCCGCAGAGAGCAGTTCGGTGAAGAGTTGCTTGTATTGGGCCTCGGAGAAATACTTGTAGCGGTCAAAGGTGTTCTCGCCCTCTTTCTTGAGGACTCCCTTTTCTTTCAGCATTCTGCGGAGTGCGTTCTTCTTCTGCTGGAGTTTGGCGTTAAGTTCGAGCCAAGTCTTTACTTCCAATTTTTCTAACATTGTCATTGTTCCTTTCATTGATGGCGTCTCTGATCTTGTAGATGACGCTAAATTGGTCGGGATCCAATCTCTTTCCGGCAACGCTCCCGACTTCCTTGCCGTCTCTTAAAAAATGCCTCACTTTCATTTTTGCACCTTTTACTTTCATTTTTGAAAGTCAGAAGTTAAAAAAATATACAGGAATGTCCTCGTGCGGTATCGAGAGCAATTCGCATATCTTGAGAATTTCTTTCTGTCCCCACTCCGATCTACCATCGAGTTTCCATCTCAAGGTCTGGACAGAGTATCCTGCCTTTTCTGCGAATGCCTTTCTCGTTCCATACACTTCGACAATCCTGCCGAGAAGCTTACTGTAGGCCATACGTTCACCCCCTTTCCTATTCAAAAAACCTCTTTTGTAAAACTTGCATTTTTGAATGCACCATCATTGTAAAACTTTCAAAAATGAAAGTCAAGCACTTTTTGAAAAAAATTGTTGCTTTTTTGAAATTTTTTCATTAGAATGGAGTCCCCGACACGAAAGGAGGGCGTAGTAATGAAGTCTACTTTTTCAGATAGATTAAGAGAAGCACTTGATTTAAGGAGGATAACCGCCGCCGAGTTGTCACGCAGGACGGACATTCCTCAACATATGATTTCCAAATATCTCCGAGGGTTAAATGAGGCAAAGTCCGGCAATCTTCATAAGTTTGCGGTTGCTCTTGAAGTTTCCGAAGCTTGGCTTATGGGTCTTGATGTTCCGAGGACACCGAGCCGCCCAGTTGAAACACAGAAAATCCCCCTGCTTGGAGAGATATCCTGCGGTCAGCCATCACTTGCGAACGAAGAGTTTGAGGCTTATGTGAATTATGGTGCGTCCATTCGGTGCGACTTCTGTTTAAGAGCCAAGGGAGATTCGATGATAGGAGCAAGAATCCAAGACGGCGACATCGTATTCATCCGCAGGCAATCTGTAGTCCAAAACGGCGAAATAGCCGCAGTTATCATCGGAGACGAGGCCACGCTAAAGCGAGTGTTTATCTTTGATGATAAGCTGATCCTTCAAGCCGAGAACCCCAAGTATCCTCCGCTCGTTTTCGTGAAAGAGGAATTGAACACTATCAGAATATTAGGCAAAGCAATAGCTTTCCAGAGTGATGTCAAATGAACGTTTTTGGGTATTGTAGAGTTTCAACAACAATGCAGGCTGAAGAGGGGTATTCACTTGAAGAGCAGAAGTCCCGAATAGAGTCCTACTGCAAAGGAATGGGTTGGAATCTCTTGAAGGTGTATGTCGATGCCGGAGAATCGGGAGCAAAAGCCGATAGACCAGCTTTGCAGGAAATGATCCGCAACATTAAGATGGTGGATAAGGTTGTGGTATATAAGCTTGACAGGTTAAGCCGAAGCCAAAAGGACACCCTTTACCTTATCGAGGATGTATTTCTTAAGAACAAAGTTGAATTCGTTTCTATGACCGAATCTCTTGATACTGCCACACCCTTTGGCAAGGCTATGCTCGGAACCCTTGCAGTTTTTGCCCAATTGGAAAGAGAGACCATAAAGGAACGAATGGCTTTGGGCAGAGTTGCTCGCGCCAAGTCCGGCAAGTATAGCGGCAACCCTCGGACGGTTGTGGGATATGACTATGTTGACGGAGAATTGGTTGTAAACGAGTCCGAGCGGCCTCAAATAGAGCGGTTGTTCGACCTTATATTGCAAGGCAAGAGTTTCTCCGAAACCGCCCGAATCCTTAACGCAGAGGGTTATACTCACAAGTATGGCGAGTGGAAAAGAGGGTTAGTGCGGAACGTTGTGGTGAACCCGATCTATACGGGCAAAGTCTCATTCGAGGGGGTTTTGTATGACGGCAATCACCAAGCCATTATCCCCGAATCAAAATTTGAGCAGGCGAATTCTTTGACCGATGACAGAAAATCCCGATTGAATTTACCCGTCAAGACAGGCCGAGCGAATTCCTATCTTGGAGGTCTTTTGGTGTGCGCCCATTGCGGACAACGGTATTATCGCCATAAGGGAGTGAGAGGCCAACCTCAATACATTTGTTACACGAGGATGTTTAACTCCCAACACGAGGACAAATGCTTTAACAAAAGGTGGTCAATGAAGGAGTTGGACGATTTGATTCTCGGGCAAGTGAAATTGTTATCTCTGGATCCCCCGAAGCCGAAAAAGAAAAAAGAGGTAAACAAACAAGCCGAAATGGATAAGTTAGACGAGCAGATGAACCGCTTGCTTGACCTCTTCGCTTTAGGCACTGTCCCGATGGAAACCCTACAGAAAAAGATGGATGCGATCAACCAAAAGAAGTTAGACCTACAGAAAAAAGAAAAAGCGCAACCCGACCTGCAACCGATGCTGCGCTCCTTTGAAGATGTACTTGCGAACGGAACCCTTGAGGATATCCGAGCCATCTTGTTTGCTATTATAGACTATATTGAATTGGATAATCAAGAGGTCTCAATACATTGGAAATTTTTTTAGCCTCGTGTAACATATTGTGTTTGAACGATTGTAAACGTTAGAACATAATGTGTTACATTAGGCCGCTTTATCCTCTTCGTCCTCTTCTTTGGTCTCGATCACGAATTCAGTTGTTCCCGAATCCGCAAGGCCTTCGCCTATGATGTAACCGACCACCGAAGCCGCCGCAAGGATTATTCCTGCGACCTTCTGTGCGATTTCCGGCTGACCAGCAAACGCTATGATAAGGCCGGAGACCGCTCCTGCGAGTCCCATCCACCATTTTCTTGATGTGAGTTTCTTTTTCCAATTTACCTTACCGAGTAAATCGTTTATCAGTTTTTTAATGTCATCTTTGTTCATTTCAGTTCCTCCAATGTCTTTTCGATGTGTTCGATGTCTTCCTTTACTACTGCCATATCAGCCTCAATTGCGTAGGTTCGGCTGATTAGGTTGTTGTGCTTTCTTACTTCTTCCTCAAGTTTTTCAAGTCTGTAAGCCGTTAAAGCCGTGCTTTTCTTGTTGGCGAAATACGCTCCCAATCCCGTTCCTGCGAAAGAAATGATGGCGACTGCTATGGTTGCAAATATGTCCCAATTCATTTTTTACCTCCTTTCCGCAGGACGGTAAAGAGTAATGCTATAACATCAGCGAGATTTACCTGCCCATCGCCGTTGATGTCGCCTTTTTGAGATTTAAGAGATTCTATCGTTTTGTCTTTTGTATTTACCTCTTCGGTCAATCTGTCTATCTGATCAGATATGACTTCGAGTTCTCTTTTGTGACTTTCGATGAGGTCGGTTAGTTCGGATTGAATCGCCCCGACCTCTTCTTCTTTCTCCCTTACTGCTTTCTCTTTTTCTTCCCTTTCTTTTTCTGCGGAGGATTGCGCCTCTTCGAGTTTCTTTTGCATTGTGCGTAATTCTTCGTCCATCTCCGAAATGGCGTCCTCGTGCGTTTTGAGCGATTCTGTGAGGTTCTTAAGTTGGGCATTGGCTTTGTCGAGTTTTTCTTGTAGCTTGCCGTTTTTTTCGACCATTGCTTTTAAGGCTTGCACAGTTGCTTCGTATTGATCCGTGTCAAACTCAACGAATTTAGAATGCCCGTGCTTTGTCCACGTCCTTGTCGGATAGCCTTTGACCTGGCCAATATTCCCAAGTGCGGAAATCTGCGCTCCCGAATTCCACGAAGGCGTGGCTTCTGCCACGAGTCCATCTCCGAGGTAGGCTCCTATATGGCCTTCCATCCACACAAATTCTCCTGCGTCAATTTTTGACCAATCATCGGTCAAATCGGGGCAAGAGTCGAGCATTGCTTGGATGGTATAATCGGTTTTTTCGGAGTATTTTGCTCCTCCGAACTCTTTAGATGGGTCGCCTTCGAATTGCCAAAACAAGACTGATTTTAAATAGCAAACACAGTCGAACCCAAAGGTAATCGGGTTTGTGTTGTACTTCTTCTTTAATTCTGCGGCGTGGTCTTTGTTCCATTGGTAGTTTTCGTTGTACCAGTCCAAACCGAGTCGGCACCCAAAACCACCCATAAGGTAGGTGGTCTTGAGTGTTGTAACAAATTTCAGTTTCTCGACAAATTCAGTTGCTTTCATAATCATAAATAAGATAAACAATCCCCTTGCTAACCTTTGCGCCTATCAGCCTCATTCCGTCCGTTGATTCAAGGACGTTTCCGTCTGTGTCCATTCGGATTATCTGTTGCTCGTTGTTCACGATTTCAACGGCTTCTCTTGAGGATACGGCTACAAGGTTAGCAAATGATGGGATAAGCACCGCCGCCAAGATTGCGATGACGCCGATGACTATAACAAGTTCGGTGATGGTAAAGGCTTTTTTCATATTAGCTGATTTGGTTGACGGTGTCGGTTATGTTAAGTTCGGCATTGTTGAATTGTGTTTCTCCCAGAGAGATGGCGGTCACTCCTTCTGCCGACCACAACACGTGTCCCGAGTTGCCAGCAATGCCATATACCACCAGATAGTAATTACTGCCATACTTCACCTTTTTTGCATAAAAGGCTGGAGCAAAGTTGTATGTATAGGTCTGCGAGAAATTGTAAGTTGCTTGAACCATTCCGCCGCCCGAAACGCAGGGGTAGATGGCGGTTTCGTCCATTGCGTCTGCGAGGGTGGCTTTCGTGAGGGCCGTGCCATCCTGCGACAAAATGATAAAAAAGGCATCAAATTTTGAGACTCCGTCGGAAACTCTTATCGCTCGTATGGTGTGCCAATAAAGGTGGCTCGAGCCGCCGCTTGCGTCTTGGAATGACACTCCGCCGCTTCCGTCTGCCGTTGCAACTTGTCCTGCCGTTGCGTTTCCGGAATCAAGGTCAGAAGCTTTTATCTTTCTGGACTTTATCCAAGCCTTTAGTTTGTCAGTATAATAAGAGAGGTTTTCTTTTGATACGAATTTCATTTTTTATTCCTCCTTTTAAATGCAGAAGCAGGGAGCGAGGCCGAGTTCTTGGTTCGCATAGAAGTCCAAGGCGCTTCCGCTGTTGGTAACTGTCGCAAAGACAGACGCTCGGTTGTAAGGAGAGCGGAGCCACCAAGTATAGGCAGAACCATTTCTCGATTTAACTCTTGAACCGCCGTTGGCATAAAAGCATATC